TAACGGACAGTATTGGTTCGAAACATTTAATAATTCACAATAATAAATAATAAATAATAAAATGGCAGAAAAAGAGGAAAAAAAAGACATATGGCCTAGTAGTTTTGCAGAGGCAAAATCTGTGAATGATTTCGATTTTTTAATGACAGGTAAAGATGGTGGACCTATCACTAAAATACCAAAATCAAGATTAAGCGAAGTAATAGGGGTTGTTGGAGAATCAATGATAGCAATTAAAGGAGGTACTTCAATCGCTACAGCGGTGGTATTACCTGCAGGGCCAACTGGACATAATAGGTTTTTTGATGCTAGTTCAGGATACTGGAAATATAATAATGTGGTATTGAAAAATCCTAACGGGACTGATGGCATACCTCAGGGAAATGAAGGTGTACTTTATTGGAGTGGAGATTCCACATCTCCATTTTGGAGTATAAGCAAGATGCAAGAGTTGCCGGTAAGCGCTGCGTCGGATGAAATAGTAAAGGATGGTACAGAACCAGCCAGTACTGGGGCAGTATATAATTTAAAAGAGCGTACAGACTACGGATTTACTACGGCCCCTAAGTTTGTTATGTTAAAAGATACCGGATTTGACGGTACGTTAGAATACGAGACAGGTAGTATACTTGGTTGGGGTGAAAATCTAGGCAAAGCACAGAATTTCTCTGCTCTTTATCTTCCAAAATTTAAATATTCTCAAGCAGATCATCCAATTACGAGAATAAGACTATTACTTAGAGAAAATACTTTTACCGGTGCTGTTTTGTGGGAGGGATTTGTGGATTTTGATGGTAATTTGAATGAAGAAAAATCAGTTCTTTTTGTATTCCCTGAGATAGCAAACCTAGCCAATAACAATATCTGGGCTGAAATTCATGCAAATGGCAGGATGCCTCGATATGGAGCAACTACAGCAGTTGATGCAAAATTTACCACATCGACTAACATCAATATCAGATTTAGTACGGCTAGTTCGGTAGTAGCGGATGGCAGAGGATTCTACATGCAGCTTGGAAATACAGAAACTGAAATAATGCCAAGCGCAAAATTGATACAGGACATTGCCGATAACCTGCCAACCAAAAATCCAAATTGGGCTGACATAGTAATCCCATCTGTTATAACTGCTGTAAAGGGTATTGAGACAAATATCTATTTTAATAGTATTATTTATTCTAATGTATCGCTTGATATGTTGGATATTGATGTAAATGGATCAGCTGGTCGTCACATGAGCGATAAGATATGGGTGCTTTCAACACAAGAAGCAGGAACATTCCCATTGACAATTTCCGTTTCATACAATGGGACATTATTAGCTACCAAGGATTTTAGTTTAGTTGTGAGCAATGGTGCAACAGCGGGGGATATTTCCGCTGTATGTATCAGTGATTCTACATTAGGACAGGATGGAAGGGTTCAATCTCCAGTATTGAAGGTAATAAGCGATAAGTTTAATACTGATGCTTTAAAAGTTACATTCAAGGGGACTCAAGGGACAGCACCAACAAATAACGAAGGTCGTCCAGGATGGAAGGTCTTAGATTTTACTACTGCTGGGCGAACATTTTACAAGTTCATTGTGAGTGGGGTTATTGGTATACCTAATCTCGGATCTACTTACACCAACAACGGAAGTACATTCATTGTAGTAGAAACTAATGTTACATCAGGGACTGGATATTTTTCTTGTGAACGTACTGCAGGAACAAACTTGCCTAATGCATCAGGTATATTGACGAAAGCAAGCGGGCTTGGTGATACATCGATATCATATAGCAGTTATTCAACTGCTGTAGGCAATCCTCTATGGAATACAGTGACAAACCAGGTTGACTTTGCAAAATTTCTAACGGACAATAGTATTTCATTAGTCGCTAACGATTGGGTGCCAATTCACTTAGGTATCAATGATATATTCGGATCATTAACCGATACAGAAATTAATGTTGTTGTAACAGATCGGATTGCCAAAATGGAAATTTTAGTTAACTCCATCAGAAGCGCAGTATCGGGAATAAAGGTTGGGATTGCGATCACTATTCCTCCAACAATATCACAGGATGCCTTTGGTGTGGCTTATTACAATGGTCAAACTTTAAATAGGTATCTAAAGAATCTAAGAGTATGGCAAAAAGCCTTACTGTCGAAATTTGACACTCCTGAAATGCGAGTTAATAAGGTGTTTATACTCAACTACAATTGTGTGGTTGACCGGATCTACAATTTTCCTAAAGTAGTTCAGGATGCCAATTCTAGAAATACCGTGGACAAGGTAACAAGGTATACTAACGGTGTACATCCTGCAGATTCAGGCTATGAGCAAATGGGAGACAGCCTTTGGTCAATGTTTAAAGTTTGGGGATAAATGAGATAATAACGTATTAGGAGTAGTGTCATTGGCTACTCCTTTAAAAATAAGAAGGAAATAAGATGAAAATAGGACAAAAAGGCTTAGCCTTAATTAAAGAATTCGAGGGATGGTATAGTGAGCCATACCTCGATCCGGTAGGTATTGCAACAATAGGTTATGGATTTACTTACTATTTGCCTGGTCGCAAAAAAGTGACCATGAAAGATAAGCCATTGAGAAGGGCGGAAGGTGATCCGATGTTAAAGGAGATACTAACCAATTACGAAAACGATGTGTTGCGTATGGTAAAAAAAACTCTTACACAAAATCAGTTTGATGCGCTGGTAAGTTTTACGTTCAATTTAGGAGGTGATAATTTAAGTAAATCAACCCTCTTGAAAAAAGTAAATATAAATCCCAATGATTCTACTATCGCAGCTGAATTTCCAAAATGGAATAAAGCTGGAGGAAAAGTATTACCAGGTTTAGTAAGGAGAAGAAAGGCCGAGGCAGATTTATATTTTACTAAGTAGTATGGAGCAATTTTTACAAGAACATGTACTACCCAATCTTTGGGGAGCTTTAGCAACAGTAGGTGGAGCTATTTGGTTATGGTGGAGATCAAAGCCGAAAGAACGAATTGAAAATGATGGTGGAATTGTTGAAAATGCTAAAAAAGTATTAGAGATGTCTGAGGGCATAACCGACCGATTAGAAAAACAATTAGAAGCTTCAGACGGCATTATCACTGCATTAAAAGAAAAGCTTCAAATTGCTATAGAAGGTGAAAACACATGTAAAAAAGCATTAAAGGCCATAAAAGAAGAATATTCAAATTTCAAGAGGCTATTTAATGAGCAACGGATCGAAGTTGAGGCCTTAAAAGAAGAATGTAGGCTTTTACGTATAACAATAGAAAACAATGAAAAAACTGATAGTATTACTAACAATCTGCACTCTAATTAATGG